AACACCATTAGCAGCGCTTCTCCACCTAATATGCTTCACGCTGTGGCCTGCTCCTCCTGCAAGTAAGACAGCGCCAGTTGTAGATTTCCCATAGATTATAGCATCTGAAATACTTATGCGAGCGCAGTCATTTTCTACTGTGATGGCATAAGTCCCTCCTCCACTTTGATCGCTTTCCTGGAATCTACCACCACGTAGTTGAGCCTGGTCACATTTTTTGAAATAAACGCTGTTTGTTTTTGCATATCTCGTGCCGCAGTTATCCATAAATATCCCATCAATCCCCTCGATATGGAAAGGTCGAGTGAACGAACTGAGACTCCATGAGCTAACGCTATCCACATAAACGTTGGCAAGATAGATGTCGAACACACCTGTATTTGTTCCAGTATTACCAATGTATAGGCCTTGATATTTTGGATTTGTAACAAGCATATTTGTGATTCTTACATTACGAACAATACCATCAGACTGAATATTACCATCCATGACAATTCGCACACCGCGCTCACAGTCTCTGGCCACTACGTTGTCAATAACATAGCTATCGCAGTCAATATCACCAATGAAGATAGCGTCCTTGCAGTTATTAACTCGGAAGTTAGTAATCTGAGTGCCAGTTGACGATCCGCAATCAAATCCGTTATCACGGAAATCACCGATCCAGCAGTTGTCCACTTTAAGGCTATCCTGTCTGTTAGCGGATAACCCCTGAGCGTCAATAAATGTCGGGTGATTCTGCCCGCTACCGAATATGTGGCAATTCTGAATTAGGTTATTAGGTGCACGCGCTTTATCCGCTAGTTGGGTGTCCATGCGAACATACAGACCCCAGTTACACTCGGTCATGATAAGACCGTCGAATGTGAAGTTGTTCACTCCATCGGCAATAACGGATGCGCGATCATTTGCGACGCCTGTGTTACCACACTTAATGAAACGGCAATTCCTGATGGCTGCATATCGGGCAAAAACTCGGTTTGTATAATCACCAGAAATGCGAATACCTGCTCCTCCAATATATTTAAACTCGCACCGCTCTACCGCACCACCATCACGTGTATTTGCACCCTCCCAGATTAGACCCGACCCAGTTGTACCACCACCCCCATCAAAACTTAAACGACGCATAATATGTGCAGCGTTTTTCATGCGCATCATAGGCTGAGTACCTAAAGCCGTGATGTACTGCAGTTTAGCCTTCGTGAAAAGAGTTGGAACAGTCTGGTCCTGAAGAATGGTGCCCCCTACACCATAGGTTAAGCCCAGACCATCACAATGGTAGGTGCAAGCCCTAAGTGCTGCGGTAATTTTTGCGCTGTCATCTGCGACACCATTCCCAATCGCACCAAACATCAGTGGGTTAGTAGGTTCCGCATTTAGGCGCAACCATGCTGCACCGCCGGAAGTTTTTATTATCGTTCCGTTATTATCTGCATATGCAGAACCGATAAGTACCGCACGAAACTCACCCCCACCCTTGCATGTTCCTGCGGTGTGCTCCCGCACGGTGATGCGCTGCTTGTCGAAAGATGGCTCGATTGTCCGTAGCGTTGCAATGTCTGGACATTCGCCGATGTACTTTTCGCCATCGGGTTTAGCCAGTTCTATCATTACATCGGACGCCGAACCAGAAGCTGGCAGAACGACGATTGGTTGCCCTGCAGCGTTAAACGCCAGCAGCTTGTTTGCGCGCTGATCAACAGGGGGCAGAATGGAGACTGAAGACTCAGGAACACGCAGCGTACGCACCAGGCTGACATTATCGACATAGTTCTTGGTCGCTGCATCCTGCGCATTTATCGGGTCACCGAGATTCGCGATCCTATAACCTTCTGCATTGAACGGACCACCAAATAGCGGACGGCGCAGCGCTAGCCCGAGATAAATAAAGGCACGCTGTATTGCCATCCAGAGGCGGTCGAAATCCTTATTCATTGTGTCGGCCAACAGACCGCCGTTGTCCTGGTAATCCGTTAACCGGTAGGTAGGAACAACACGTTCCAGCATGACCACTGCACCGCTTGCAGGTGGAGTAACGAAAACCACGTCACCCCCGCCGACGTTACCGACACCTGATACGGAATATCCGCTGGTAACGACAGTACCGTTGATTGATACCTGAATATCACCAGCATTGATGATATAGAACTCGAAGGGGAAAAGGGTCGTCAGACCGTTGGCGTTGTAAATAATATAGGGCGTCTGGTTGGGTACCGACATGATGCGAAACCTCTGGCAGGTTAGTAATCGACGTCGACCAGATGATCTCCGTCACTTAACTGCCAATCTTCGCGCGCATGCCCGGTCGGAATCCCGACCACTTTCCCGATACGTACGGGTGTCTGACTGATTGCGCCGGCACCAGAATCGATAAAGTCATCCGGCTGGTTGGTCAGCGCCGGATTGAAGTCACGCATCTGGTCATATACAGGGCCGTCCAGCACATCGGTGTGCGCCCACAGGAACCGCGACGACAGCGGCGCTTCAAACGCATCGAGGATACGTTTCTGCTTGTTGGTAATGCTGAATTCTTCGCGCACGCCGCACCCGGTACCTTTGAGTGCCTGACGCAGCAATTTACCCGCGAAGCTGCCGGGGCCGTTTACCTCAACGCATACAACCGGGATCTGATATTTGAGCACCAGCTCTTTGATCTGCGCCACCTGACCGCCGGTGATTTTGTCGTTATCGTCAAACTCTGCCAGCTCCCCTGTAAGCTCCTGGCAAATGTGCCAGTATAAATGCCCTCTTGCATCCGTCAGCATCAGCGAGAACGCCGAAGCATCAGCCTTAACTTTACCTGTGGCCACATCCCACCAGGCGACAGCGCCAACAATTTGCACGTTACCCAGCCAGAGCGAGGCCGTACGGTTCGCATAGCGGATCTGCGGGTGAATGTTGTACTCACGGATGCGGTCAGGATCGAGACGAACGTCGCCGACGGGTTTACTGTGCAGCTGATACTGGCTATCCCACTCGTTTATGGTGCGCGTTTCTTTACGACGATTCTCCATTTCCTCCCGGGTGAATCGCTCAGGCCAGGCGCAATCTGCATAAAAATCGATAACAGTATCCGGCGCCGATGCAAACTCAACGCCGCCGGCCGTAATTTTATAATCGACATCCTCGACCAAGAGCCGCGCCGCTTTATGGATGCCCGCGAAAACGTACTCTGGCCTGAAAGATAATTCGTAGCGCAGCTGCGTGGCGTCTTTCGCTTCAACGCGTTTTTCTTTCTCAAACAGCCGGATGGTAAGACAGTCTGCGCCCATAGACTCGACCTCATCATAAAGGCTGTCATGCGTGTGCGGTGTACCGATGTAGAGCTTTCGGCCGCCTGGGATAAGAATGTGTGTCTGCTCGCCCAGGCGATAGCGCAGTTTTTCGCGTGCCTCAGGCGTCTGGATATTACGGGGGACCTCAACGTCATCGTTCTGACATTCGTTAGCTCGGGCCGAGGTTACGTTAGACAAGATGCCTTTGGCGTACATGCTGCCGTTACGTAAATCCAGCGCGCCGTTGACCCACCACTGCTCAACTGTCCCCTGCCCGTCCGGCAGCATGCCTTTGGTCAACGGATGGTTGCGCAGAACGTTCTGCGTATCGCGGCTGGTTTTATACGCGGTGCCGTCTGATTCAGACTGATGCAGAATACGGTACTGACGATCGCAGTAGTATCGCCAGGCGTTGTAGACCGCAAGGATCGTTGATTTACCGAAACCACGGAAACAGCGAAGCACCGCGAGGTTTCCGCGATGCTCCAGCCAGTGGCAGGCCTTATAGTGACAGTCCGGTACATTCCACTGCATCCGTTCCGCCCACATGAGAAAGAAGGCGAGGAATGAGATCATTTTTTGCCTTTCTGCAGGCGCTCAATAATGGCAGCTGCTTCGCGCTCAGCCTTCGAAACCTGCTGGCCCAGCGCAAAGGCTTCATCATCCTGACCAGGGTTATCAGAGGGTGTCCCTCCCCGCGTCTGCATGCCGATAAGAGAATGCACCTTAATCAGCAACGTCAGTGATGCAGCTGCGTTCTTCTTATCCCAGTAGCGGTCGCCGCGTTCGTCTTTGGTCAGTTCGCTCGGTTTCTTCCCCGCCCCCGGCCAGCTTTCCGGATCGGCTTCTTCGAGCACCACGTCAGTGAGTTTATCGCTCAGCGCGGTAAGGCGTGTTTTGTAATCCTGATGCATAAAAAAGCCCCGTAGTGAATACAGGGCTATGATGGCGCGGGTTTAAGGTCGGAATCCCGACCGATTACCGCATGCCAGGGTCAACCTGATTTATCAACGGTGCGATCCAGAAAAGGTTATTACCCGGAAGAAGCGTACGCACATTATGCAGTACCCGATCACCGGCATCGCCATTAAGCACTCCAGCGGTAACATCAGTGATGGTATCGAGCAGGCCGAACGTTGGGCCAAGCGCGGAACCAATAAAGCCGCGGCTGGCATAACGTGACTGTGTTCCGGTACCGAGCAATGCACCCAGCCCAACCATCCCGCCGGATGCCTTTTCCGCCATATTATTATATTCCATCAAGGGGCCAAGAATACCGGATCGGTCAATACCTTCAATGACCAGTTTCTGAGGCGACCAGTCAACCTCTTTACCATTCGCGGACTGTTTAAGCGCGTACGTCAGCGCGCCAAGCCCAATCTGAAAAGCCGTACCGTAATAGAACTGCCCGGTCCCCTCCTGCAGGCCGCCCAGCGTGGCGCGGTTATAGGATGCGGTAGCGAACGATTTAAACTGGAAGATGGTTTTACCCAGCGGTGTGCTCGCCCACAGCGGTGTATCACCGATCCCCGGAGTGATAACGGTATTGTTAACATCTTTGAGCACCGCCGACTGGAAAACGCCAGCAACGTGCTGATCGTCCCATTTTTCAAAATTGCCGATATGCCAGCCGTTGATTACCTCACCGTGTTTTTCGAACTCGCTGCGGATACGCGCGGCCATATTATCGTTAATGCCGAGCTTAGCCAGACGGCGGCCAGCGAACGTGCCGGAGAGAATGCCGTCGGACGTGATCATGCCGTTTACCGATTTGTTCATATCATCGAAGTGCCCCATCAGCGTGAGCTTGCCGAATGCATCGGTGACGCGCTCCATACCCGCTTCGACCGCCGTTGTTCTGGCAGAGCCATCCACCAGGTCGCCCATCGTACGCGCACGGGTATGGAGAATGGTCTCCAGCCCGACGGCCATTTTTAACTGTTCGGCACGGCTGGCCTTGAATGCCGGTGACCGCGTGATCAGCGCAGAGTAACCACGCATGGTATTACCAAAGCCATTAACCATCACACCGCGCGCGAGATCAGGAATAGCGGAAACCGTCATACCACCCAGTTTGGTGACGAAGTTAGCGCTGCGCAGAAATGCACCGGCGCGTACGAAAAATGATGATGGATCGTCAGGCATGCCGTAGGTGCCCGCCAGACGGTCACGCAGCGCTGTGATGTCGCGGATATCGTTTTCGCGAGCTTTCGCCAGTTTCGCCTGGTCTTTGGGATTCTGGCGCATCAGCGCATCGTATTCGTCCTGAATATCCTTGAGCTGCTTTTCCAGCGATTTGTTACCGAATGCGCGCGTCAGCTCCACCTCTGCCGACGCCTCGCGGATGTGACGCTGCAGCACATAATTGGCGTCGCTCTCCAGATAATCTTTCATCAGGCGATCGGGAACGCTGAGCGTACGCGACCGGGTGCTGCCTGCCGCTTTCACCATAAAGACGTTTGCGAAATCCTGCGGGATTTTTGCGCCGACGATTTTATTGATCGTGGCGTCAGCAGTAATTTCAGCCTCTTCGCGGGACATGGTTTTCTCACCGCGCGACCACCAGTCGACCAGCATGTCGCGAAATTTATCGCGCTCGTTAACGATCTTGCCGACTTTGTAGACGCGCGGGAAATAACTCTCCTGCCCGATGGCTTTTAGCTCCTCGTCAGGTGGCAGCAGGCCAAGCTTTTGCTGCGCCACTTTCACCCGGTTAACAACGGTGCGCATTGCCTGCGCCGCTTCCTGCACCACCGGGTTAGCATGCACATCGCCGCTGCGCATAGCGTTACCAACTTCCTCGCGGAACTGGGAAAAGCTCAGGTCGCCCCCGGCGGCTTTATACTGGCTGTAGGCCTGCTTGTTGGTCACCACGACAGCGGCTTCTTCACGACGCCACCCGCGAACACGGGTTTCCGCCGCAATAGGTGTCTCAATTCCGCGGGCATTGCCCTGCAGTGTGTAGTTATTCTCTGCCAGCTCCAGCGCCGTACGGCGGGAGGTTTTCGACGGAGACTCCATCAGCCGGGTAAACGGTGTCAGATAGCTCCCTGCCTTACGTGCCAGTTTACCGACAGGTCCGCCAGCTGCAGGGGTGAGATCCTCGAGCGTGGCTTCACTGATTCGCGCCGCGCCGACGCTGCCCCCTTCCGGGAGTGAGGCGGCAGCCGTGTCCGTCGCTGACGTGATACTCATATTATCGAGCGCGTCAGCCACTTCACGCGTGGCCGCTGTGCGAACAGAGGGCGAAAGCGCAGCACCGGCAGCCGCAAATACACCGCTCATCAACGCACCGGCGGCGACGTGGGAAGCGCTTTCCCCCCACGTACGGGTAATCTGCTGGTTATTCAGCGCAACCTCGCTCGCTGCTGTTGCAGCTGCACCGATTGCAGCCTGTGACGCAATACGGGCCACAGCGCCCCCCTGAGCGCCGGGGATAAACATCGAAGCCACTGTAACCGGGTCGACAACCCCGGCGGCAATGCTGGCGAGAACCCCCTCCCCGCCAGCCTCGGAAAGTACCCGACGGTCCTCGTTTTCGTCGTCGATCTGCTGTTTCAGCCAGGCAGTTTCTTCCGGCGAGCGGGAGTCGGCAAAAGCGGATCCCCATTGTTCATAACCGTGCAGCTCGTTTTTATCAACATACGGATTGTACCCGTCTACCGGCTCAAACTGCTTCGCAGGGCGGAACATCTGCCCCAGCAGGTTATTCTGACGAAATGCAGCGCCCCATACGGACGGCTCATCCTGCTGAGGTGCCGGATTGGTACCTTCAGGCAAAGGGACATCAAACCCGGAAGGTGCCGCCAGGACATTGCCTGCCGGAGTGAATCCGTTATTCAGTTCTTCAGGGGTAGCGTATACCGGCATTATTCAGTGCTCCACGAAAAGTAATTTTTAACCCTGTCCATACGCTCGTTGTGCAGGCGCTTATATTGTTCGTCGAGCGCACGGTGTTTATCTTTGAACCCGCGAATGTCCTGACCGCGCTGCAGCTCATTACGATCGTGTTCTTCACGCTCTTCCTGCATTTTTTTATATGGCGCCCACTCTTCCAGTGACGGTTTCCAGCGCATAGGTCTGCCGTACGAATCGTAGAACGGCTGCACCGCTTCGATACCATCCTTATCTTTTGTCCGCACCATGATGGCGTAATCGCCATTGCGGGCCGTCAGCACATCAGGAGTTATCTCCAGGTCTCCACCAATACGCGACTCCGGTGTTTTGCTGGTAACAGGTGCTGCGTTACCGGAGGTGATCCCCAGTTGGGCCGGGCTGGTGGTTATGTCGCCCTTACGTTCGCCATACATCAGGCTCTCTTTTTCTTCTTTCCACTGTGCCGCCTGCCAGCCTGACGGACCGTAGTTATAGAGCGCCTCTGGCGCGTATTTCATAAGTTTTGCGTCGCCGTTAACCTCGCTGATACTCCAGGTGCGGGCGATCTGCTGGTTGGTCATTTTCTTCGCAGCATCAGCGTTGCCGCCTGTGGTACGGTAGTTGATGTCGTACAGCGACTGATAATCGTTGCGGAAACGTGCGGCCTCCGGTGTCTGGTCGTCGGCGGACGGATTACCCCAGCTAAAGAAGCCCGACATACTGCTCACGGCGGAATCCATCGCTTTGCCGCGGTCTTTTTTGTACTCCTTAGTGCTCTGGGTTGATGCCAGCTGCGCTTTGAGGGCGTCTGTCTGGTTGTAGGTCAGATTCTGCGCCTGCTCGATAGCGGTTTCGGATGCCATGCCGGAATCGGTCAGTTGCTTAACGGTGAGATAAAAGCCCTGCATATCCTTTGGCATATCGCCGACAGATGCGGGATCTGTGTCATACAGACGGTTGAATAACTCAGCACCCTGACGAACCACCTCGGGACTGCGCGCACGGGAAATCGCCGATAACTGAGTGGCTACCTGAGAAGGAATAATCCCGGTCTGGGCCACCTGCTGCACGATCCCGTCATGGGTGGTGGTATCGTTAATCCGGAAGTTTCGCGCCGTTGGCGTGGCGTCGGCGGCTTTTTGCATGGATTTGTTCGTGGGGTCGAGTTTCTCGCCCATAGACAGCGCTTCATTAAAACGACGGGCATCACGCTGCGTCTGTATTGCTTCGTTGCTTTTCTGCACCAGCGCGCCGAGCTTGCCATACGCGTCGAGCTTGAGCGCATAATCAGGGTCGTTTGCCTGGGGTTTTAATTTCGCAATTTCTGACTGCTGCTGTTCTGGCGAAACGTACTGTATCGCCTGGAAGGTTTTAGCGTTGTTGATCGCGATATCGAGCTGCTTGACCGCCTTTGCCCCCTGATCACCGTACGCAAACATGATCGAGGCTTTATCTGGCATAGCGTCAGGTACTTCGCCGTTATACAGCTGCGCCATCGTATTATTCAGAATGGGATCAATTTGCTCGCGCAGGGCCGTACGTTGCTCACGGATTTTAGACTCGGCGATGTTATCGATTTTGTTGACCGACACCGGATCGAGACCGGTTTTATTTTTACGGTACCTAGCCAGCCACCCGCGAGTTTCCGCAGGTAGCTGTCGAACAAAATCAGCCTCAGATATTTCGCCTTTACGTGGGTCTCCGGCTTTCGCGATCAGCTTGTCAACGTTACCCATTCCCCAGTTATACGCGGCACCTGCCAGCGTTTCAGAGCCGTATTTCCCGTATAACTGATTCGCGTAATCACTCGCCAACAGAGCGTTTTGCTCCTCGTCTGCCGGGTTATATTCAACACCGCGCTTTGCCGCCAGCTCTTTGCCCGTGTCCGGCATAAGCTGGTATTTACCCTGCGCACCGGCTGGAGAGGTTATAACGCTGCCGTCGGCACTGAAGTGCTTACCGCCAGACTCAACGATACCGATAGCACGCATATCCATAGCGCCGGTATCTTTCACCGGAAAATCGCCATTTAGCCAGCCCTGAGGGTTGGTAACGGCATAGTTCTGGGCTCGCTGGTCCATCGCACGTAAATTGGCCTCGGAAACAACCTGGTCAATTTGTTCCTGCGACCAGCCTTGTGCCTGACCATACAACGAAATGGAGTGCTGTCGTGCTCCGCGAATTAACGCAGCAGCCTGCGGATCGTCAAACGCCCCCGCCTCCTGTTCAACGGACGATTTTACCGTTGCGTCGAGCTGCTGGCGCTGGGCCTGTTCGGTTTGAGTACGCTCAAAGCTGTTGTAGGTGCTGGCGCGGCGGATCTGACCCGCTTTCCATTGCGCGTCAAAATACTGCTGCTGGCTCTGCGGTACACGTTTGCGAGCCTCTTCATAGTCGGACGAATCCAGCTTGTCCATGTCCACACCAACGCCAGAGGACTTAAACCCCTGCCGGGTTACCAGTGCGCCGGTCTCCGGGTTCTCCCAGCGGTTGCTGGATTTCGCATCGAGATCGGTAAGTATCGCCTGGGTAGCGGCCACGTCAGCTTTATCCTGCGTACGCTGCAAATCATCTACAGTCTGACCCAGAGCAGCCCCCAACCCGGCTACAGCATTACCTATCTGACCAACATTACTGACCCCGACCCGGGTTGGATTAGCCTGCGGCGTAACGTTTCCAAAATTACCCGTTGGAATTCTCACGGTTATTTACTCCCTGCTTTTTTCCAGCCGTTGTACGCTGTGCCACCCGCGCTCAGCAGTGAGCTGCCCGCGCTGATGTAGCCAGATGTTGAAGCATTACGGCCGCTGATACGGTCGGCAGATGCCTGCGCGTTGAGCCGTGCGCCCTGGTTAGTACCATTCAAAATCGTCTGGTACGCATCCTGCTCTGCGTCACCCACGATGCCGGACTGAATACGCAACGCGGTACCCTCTCCAGTGTCAACGCCTGACGCAGCCAGCGACGCATTCGCCTGTGCTGCCTGCGCCCTGCCTGCCTTACGGATGCGATCAGCTTCTACGCGTGCAGCTGCCTGCGCGGCTTCTGCATCTGCTTCCGCCTGCGACGCCTGATAGTTGGACATTTTCTTTTGCTGCTGCCCGCTATAGACAGCACCACCCGCCGCAAGAACGGACGCACCAATTGCAGCCACCTCTAACCCGGTACACATCGTTACACCTCTTTGGAATAAAGCAGACCGGTACGGGACAGGCCGAGACGTGAATACAAATCACCGGTGCGCTCTTCGTGTACGCCCGTGGTGATACCCATATTTATGATCGCGGCGCCGTGCTCTTCCGCCCAGGTGATAAACGCTTTAGCGAGACGCGGGCCAGCCGTGCCGCCGCGATGCTCAGGCGCGATAAACAGCCCATATTCAAAGGCCATTAGCTGGCGGCTGAACCACTGTTCAGCAATCCCCCCGGCCAGCCAGCCGATTACCGTACCGTCTTTTTCTGCCACCAGCAGGCAGCCGGCAGGTGATGAAATTAGAGTGCGGGCGAGCTCTGCGCATTTTTCTTCATCAAAAGGCGAATTCTGCGAATAGCGGGACTCGATATACATCCGCGCGCCCAGTTCGATCAGCGCCGGGATATCCCCGGCTTTTGCGTTACGTACCATGTCAGCCCCCGTTGCTGGTGAATGTGAAAATAATTGCGAGAAGGTGGAATGGCAGCGGCTGGCGCTGCTGGATAAGCAGGGTGTCTTCCCCGCGCTCCCAGCCGAGTTTTCCCCAGTAGTGATCGCCGGTGAAAAGTGGTGCGGGCTGGTTGAGGATTTTTGGACCGAACCTGCGGAACGGAATAACCTGGCCGTTACACTCTGCGCCAGTGGTTTCGAGAAAACGCATTGTCACTTCGCTGGTGCGCTTCTTCGCGTTCTGCGTTGTACCCTCAGTGGTCTGAACCTCTGGCGAAAGCGTTTCGATCGTACTTTCGAAGTGCAGGCCGATCTCCACGCTTTTCGCCGGGCGGGACAGTGTGATTTGACCAGAGGAAACTGTGTGCTGCGGCATAACAGCGCCATCGGCCACCACATCAACCGTCTGCCCCTCAAGGTGAGCAAGACCGGACCACGTGGCAGAACCGGCGCTACTGGTGCCGGTCACCGCAGCATCGGTATAAAGATTGCTGTCGAATACCTCGACATAACGAACGCTCTGGCCATTTATCTCACGGCGAACAATCGCGTAGACCACATCGTCAGTATCTGACGGGATGGTAGCCACCGACTCAAACGCACCGTCAGTGACCTGACGTGACCAGGCAATAACATCCTGAGCGCGATCGATAGCCATCGTGACCGCAACGCCATCCGCCCTGACCATCCAGATAAACGCATCCGGCTGTTGCTGGTATGCCATATCCAGTACGCCGCCAGAGGTGATGTGCTCTGCCAGCACCGTCAGGTCGTTGGCTGAATAGGAAACAAAACTGTCGGGGTCGTACGCTACTGCGTAAAGCTTACGGCCAGCGCGCTGGACGAACATGATTTCGGTTCCAACACGCACAGGGCGGATCCCGTTGCAGCCGTATGGGCTTGGGTTTTTTACCGAAATGTTGGTCGGCGTAATGGCTGCATCGTTACCGGAGGTGATCGTAAACTCGCCGCCGTAGGTCAGCGCGATCAGAGTGTTCATCTGCGCCAGATGCACAATCGGGTTGAGTTGGTCAGAAGATAGCGTGAAGCTTATAGCGTCATCATCTTCAGTGCCGATCTCGAAGGACAAATAAACGCCCGTTTCACTCCACCAGATTGTTTGCGGGTACTTCGGCGAACCAGCCAGGACAAGTCGCTGCTGATAAAGTGTAACTGCACCGGGATAGCCAAACGCATCTGTCCAGACTTTATCCTCCCGCGTCCACGAACCCGGTGATGCTGCCTGCGTTGCCGTCAAATCGCTGCGGATGGTACCGACGGCAATCTGTGCACTGGTAATACTCTTTATCAGTACCAGCCCATCATTGAGGCGGACATATGAGCCCACATCCTGAGCAACCCAGCCCGCGCCAGTGAATGGTGGGTTTGGATTGTCACCCGGATCCGCATCGCTCAGGGTCAGCGTAATTTCAGAGCCCACGAACTCTTTGACGGATGGCTTACACCATTTCTGCGGTGTATCGCGCACCTCGTCGAACGGCTCAACAATGAACGGTGCAGGCTCAAGCACCCAGTCAGTTTGACCGCGGCGCTGAAGACGGTGAGGTTTCACAGACTGATGCACCAGAAACATGGTGTCAGCGCCCTGGACATAATTCACAGCGGGCAGCATGTCAGCGGTATAGGGGCTGGCGATTTCATACGGCGTGTTGTCTTCGTTTACCAGCTGCTTGCCGTTCTGAAAAATGCGCATGTAGCCGTCACCGAACTCCAGCATGTAAGCCTGAGATCGGTTGAACACGTAGGGAATCAGCCGGGATTTTTTATTGCCGTATTTAGTAGCCGCCGCAAAGCGTGTACCAGGCCTGCGAATAACGCCGCCCTGCACGACCACTACGGCGTTTTCGATAATCTTTGCGCCGTTGGCGTAGCGGGCGATATCAACACGCCCCATCAGGCGCGGGGACACCTCGCCTGCGGTGAAATTGGTTTTTATGAGGTTCGCGCGCATGTCAGAACCTCGACTCATAAGTAGGGTAGCCGCCAAGCTCTTCCGGCGGGTCTTCCTGGCCGTCAACAGCTTTAGCCTGTTTAAGCAGAAACGCGGCTTCCTGAGTCAGGCTATCACGCAGGCTAGCTGACCCGGTTACCGCGTATGCCAGCTTGGACTGCATCATCATTTCAGCCACATCCACCAGCGCGGCGTCCCATGTGGACTCGTCCTCGTTACGGAAGATATAACGCAGGCGAATCACATCGACATTTGCCAGCAGCCGGCTACCCTCAATCCGGTAATCAATATCGTCACGTGGTTCGCCAACGGACAGGACGCGGATCAGATCACCGGGCAGGGAAAACTGATAACCGTATCCAAAGACAGGCGCGGCGCTGACAGGCGAGAGCACAACGCGTTTTATCGCGCAGTTCCAGGGGTGCGCGCGGAGTAATTTATTACGGACAGTGGGGTAAAGGTTGGCGCAAAGACGGGCATGATCCGTGTCTTCGTCGAAATCATTTATCGGGTGAGCGCCCAGCGCCAGAAGTGCATTTGAGCAGATAGAAACACTCGAAGTCATGGCAGAACCTCAGATGAAAAAAGGCCGGGGCGTACCCCGGCAAACACACCAGCGGCATTAAGCAACAAAATCGATGGCGACGACTTTTTTCTCGTTGGCGCGGCCAGCGCCATAAGACGCATCAACAGAGATCTGAATCGTGTTGTTTTTATCGCGACGTGGGCCGATATCGACGCTGTACTCTGCGCCGGTACCGAAATGCACAGCAGATTTACACCATGCAACGGCGGTTTTGGTGGTTACGGCCGGATCGCCATCGGTCACAGAATCCAGTTTTTCGTATGCCAGCCACTTAAAGCCGAGCCAATTGCCGGACACAGCACCTTCCTGCAGCATTTTCACCGCCATAAAGTCGGCAGAAGTCAGCGTGGTATCGCTGAGGATCTGCGTCAGCATGTCGGCGTTGTAGGTGATATACAGCTCTTCACCGTTCTGCTCGTCACACTCGTTACGGCGGAACATCGCTTTTGCAGCGATCAGCTTGGCTTTGGTCATCCCTGTACCACCAGCAACGATTTTTTGCGACGCAGGCAGCGCCACTGGCGCATATGCCCCGCCGCTGGACGTTTTACGCAGCACGGTATCGAGCAGCGCACGATATACAACATCGTCTTTTTTGCGATTGGCGGCCGCCAGGGTGAGCTGCAGATAAGGCCCCTGCGGGTCGGCAAGCAGTTTACGCAGGTCACGTTTTTCAACAGGAACGAACACACCGTAGTCAGCCATCAACGCATTACGGGTACCAGCCTCAGGCAGGTCCCATACGGTGTCACCGAAACGCGTGGTGATCTGCGTCATTTCGATGGTGCCCATGTCGTTGATGGTGAACGCTTCGCCGGTGATCATCCCACGGTCGTTTACCGCAGCCTGCAGGCGGGAATCCTTCTGCTGCGCGGCGATTTCGAAAGAATCATGAAACTGCGTGATAAACGCAGCGGTGATCATGTTCTTATTGGTATCAAATGACATAACAATCACTCCAGAAAATATCGCCTGCTGGGTTGTCGGTTGCCCGGCCCGATTAACACAATGCGCGTGGCGCTTACGCACTGCGGGAAAATTCAGTTATCCGGCGTCCCCGCCGGGCTGGTAGTGGAGAGATTGTTAGCGAGGTGCGCGGTCGGAATCCCGACCAAATGAAAAAGCCAGCGGGTCAGGCTGGCTTTTGATGCTGAAATTGTGACATGTCACGCTACGGTTTGATCGCCGTAACGCTTCTGGTAATACGCTTTGACCGTCGCGGATACGCGTTCGTGGTCGGCGTGTTTCGGGTCCATGTACGCTGGGGATTTCATCAGATCGCGAATGGTCTGCTGCTCTTCGAGGTTCACATCACCACCCGCCGGCGCATCTTCCTGCATTTCCGCGCCGACTTTTGCCAGCATGCGGATAACCATTGGGTTATTGCCGATCTCGTCGATGCGGCCTTTGTCGGCATCATCAGCCAACGAATTAAACGCGCGGAAAGCCAGACCGATGTTCTGCTTAAACTCTGCGTCAGTCTTCCACACCTCGCGCAGCTGCGTGGTGGCAGACTGTGAATCCAGCTCAGCGGCACCGCCCACCAGCTCAGGAGCACGCTGTGCGTATTCACCCAGGATGAAACTCATCTGATCGTTGGTGATGCCTTTGGCGTGCGCTGTTTTCATGAAGCTCTGCATGCGCGGATCGGCTTTGAATTCTTCCCAGTTGAATCCCTCGACCTCTACCTTAGGCGCATACTCATCTGACGTTTTCGGCGGTGCGTCGCCGCTGCCCATGCGTTTTTCAAGGTGAGTGTAATTTTCCGCCAGTTTGCGGGCAGAGCTTTCAATACTGAGTTTTCCGTCCTCGCCCATAACGCGGAATTTCTCAGGAATCCAGTCATTAGCACCCGGTTCGCCCGCACCGGTGCTGAGCAGAGAATTGCCAGAAGGTTCGCCAGTACCCTGATTATTGCCACCATCTTCACCACCTCTGTTACCGCCGCCCGGCTGTTCTGCGCCCTGCTCAGCGTTCATGAATAAGTGTTTAAGCTTCCACATCGTCTTCTACTCCATCGGCCTTGTTGATTTCGCGCAGGATGTAATCCAGTACGGATCGCTGCCCTGCCCTGTAACACGTTTCGCGGTCGCCCTCGGTACCGCCGGGGACATACGCCGCACGCCCGAAGCGGCGCGTTAATTCTTCCAGCACCTGAGAACCGCCAGGCATCTCTTCGAAAATGCGCTTAAAGTCCTGAGGCGTAGCCTGTTTTATTCTCATTGGTTGCCTGCCAGTCGTTGCCCTATTGCCGCGCCAGCGGTCTGCCCTGCGGCACTGGCCGCCTCGTTGCCCGCCTGCATCATGAGTTGCTGCTGTGCTGCCTGCTGCTGTGCTTTCTGGCGCTGGTCACGGAGATCCGCCACCGCATCGGACGAGCGAATAACCTTAGCCGGGACGCCAAGCGCATCGGCCACAACGCGCGTGGCCTCGTCGGTATCGATGAGATCAACAACGTCCTGGCTGATGCCCGCGAGGTTTTGCACGTTAACGCCGAGGCGTTCGATTGCCGTCACGTCTTCCAGCTTCTGGGCGCGTGCCAGCGGTGAGATGTAGCGCACGTTGAAATTGGCGTTCTGCAGGCTCTCAGGCGGCGGGGAGAAAATGCCAGCGCGGTAAGCGATGCCGAAGCAGCGCACAACCAGCAACTGGAGATATTCAGCCTGGAACCTGCCATACACCGGGCCAAGCAGCTGGCGAATCAGCGCGACACGCACGTGCACTTCGGTGGCGGTCATAGCGGGACCGTCCTGCGGCTGCAGCTGGTCGGCCATCATGATTTTGCGGATTGATGCCTGCAGGCGATCTTCTGCGGTGAACGCTACCTGAAAATCTGCACCAGTCAGCAGAGGTTTCATGCTGTCGGTGCTGTTCGCCACGATGATGCGACGCGGGCCGACCTTGACCGTACGCGGGTTGAGTACGCCGTCGTCTTCGGCAATCCACATGCCGGAGATAGCCAGGTCCTGCGCGGCTTTCTCCATGCGTTTGGTTTCGTTCAGCTCTTTGCAGTCCGGCAGCGCGTCGTATACCGGGCCGATGCCGTAGGAGCCGCCGGGGATTTTCATCCAGCGCGGAACGCAGCACGGGAATTCGTGGTAGCCGGATTCGCGCACCACCTGCTTGTTGCTCACGTCGACGTTAAACGATGCAAAGCGCATGTTCTTCGCCAGGCGGGCATCGACCATGTAGGTTTCGCGCGGGAAAATGCAGTGCAGGAAATCAAATTTATCGTCGGGCTTTTTCTTCGCCGCGTCGCGGATCTTCTCGCTGACCTTGTCCGCGCCGAATTCTTTGATTGCCTGCTCAGCGGTCAGCTGGTAGCGGCGGTATATCGTGTCCACGATGCCGTCTTTGCGGGTGGAGGTGACATAGCACTGCGCCAGCGGCCACTGCTGGAAGGTATAGCCGCCCTCTTCGCGGTCTTCGTCGATGTACAGGACGAACCAGCCGGCGCACACCACGTCGAGATTAGCCTCGTAGCCCTCAGCGTCGAAGTTGGCCGCGTGGATGTTTTCCCATACCAGCGTGGCGCACTCAGACAGCCAGGCTTTGGCATCGTCCGGCAGCGATTCGCTGTCGAGGTTCAGCCATTGCGCGTTCGCCGGGGTCATGCCGGACATGAGCGCAGAGGCCAGCATACGGGCGCTGTCGGTGGCGGTACCGTCCAGTAGCTTCGCCACCTTATGTTTTGCGCTCTGAGCATCGAGCACTTCGTCAGAGAATCCCGCGCCGCGCAGCGGATAGGTGTAGTCATAGCACTCGCGCCAGACGCTTTCATGCTGCTGGCGGTTGGCTTTCAGCGTGTCGGAACGCTTAATCAGCTTAACGGCGAGTTCATCCATCAGTTACGCCCCCAGAGTGTTTTTCTGTTGCGCTGCCTGCGCGCCAGAGGACAGCAGAGAGCTGCCAGAATCAGCCGCACCCTCAGCACCACTGGCGAGAAGGGACGAGCCTTTCTTGCGCTTCTTGCGCGCTGCAGCATCTGCGTTTGCCGCTTTTGCCGCTGCGTCGGCAGCCGCATCCGCTTCGGCCTGCGGGTCGGTCTGTACGACCTTAGGTGCTCCACCTCCACACATAGCGATCCCCTCTTAGCCCGGAACGTGCCAGCCGTGCTCAGTCAGAACGGGCTTACCCGTAACCGGCTGGCGTTTGCCCTCGTCGTTCGTCACGTAGCCCAGCGGCGCGGCGGGCTCCGCCGTGGTGGCCTTTTTGACGAGCTGGAGGAATTCGATATTGTCGGTCAGCTGCTGGTCAGCCAGGTCGGTGTAACCCAGCGTTTCAAAGCGGGCGATGATGGCCGCGCCCTGCTCGTTGATGGTACCCAGCAGCGTATTACGTTCGGTAAGAGCAGCATCGTCCAGCAGGCTGGCAACGCGTTGCTGGATTACCTCAGGCTCAGCGCGTTGCTGGTCCTGCATTGCCGGTTCGCTGGCTGTGCCAGTAACAAGCTCTGTGCCAGTAACCAGCTCTGTGCCCGTTTCAGGTTCCTGCCCTGGTACTTCGACAGGTTTCTTTGGTCGACCCATTGTGGTGGCTCCTGTGATGATTGAGCCGTAAGTGTGAAACGGGGTCGCGGTCGGGATCCCGACCAAATGGAAGATTTGTTAAAAACAGGGCCTATTTAACATAATGGACGTTGCGCGCACCAGCGAAATGGCACTCGTTAACGATTTAGCGTGAAGGGTTTATTTGTTGCGGTTTACTGGCTGGAAAGAGGGAAAACGGACTGCATAAATCGTGCATAAAACAGGGCGGTTTTTGCATAGCGTTTTTAACCGGTGAGCGCCCTGTTTTTGCAAGTTTTCATGGTGTCAGACGCTTCGATCGCCAGGCGTAAACAAAACGCCGTGATGTGACCTGCGCTGGCAGTTCGGAGCGTGGGCGCTGCGTGACGTAGCACCAGAAGTCTATCAGCGCTTCGCCTGTGTGGTGGTTCGGCGCTGCGCCCTGCTTCCAGCCGATGATAGCAGACTTCGACACGTCGAGCTCTCTGGCAATCTCCTGCAGGGGAATGCCGCTGCGTGTAATGTCGTTAATCACCCGGAACCAGTCCGTTTTGAACGTTGCGACAACTGGCATAGGTCACCCCACAAAACGCGCGCACGCGCGAGCATAGAGAGCGATTTTATTGAGCTTCTGGCGCTCGTTAATCGCCGTGGTGGAATCAAATCGTATTTGCATATCGCTACCCGCAATAAATTACATGTTCGACGTGTAACCACCTGTAACCACTGTAACCGCCATCTTCTTAACCTTTCCCAGAACGACTTATATATATATATGGGGTTTTTAGAAAATAGGTGGTTACAGTGGTTACAGTGGTTACAACCTTTTAAATTCAATTAGTTAAAACGTAACCACCTACGCTATTAGGTGGTTGCAGGTGGTTACGCCGATACCCAAACTCGCTGCACTTTGCCGTTAACACGCCTCAAAACTCGCGAATAACCGCAATTTTGCAAAACATTGCTAATTCGCATTTCTTCACGTTTTCCGATATGGCTTGGATTTAAGCCAATTGCATCACGCAGAACGTCGCTAGCGCGTAAAAATTCGCAATTTCGCGGAATGTCGTTAGTCATCAGGTCAGGCGTGTCGAGCCATTTCTCGACCGTTTCGAGCCACGCGTCCTTAATGGTGTACTGCTCGTGGACACTCGCACCGAGCCGCTCAGCATCGCGGAACTGGATGCCGCCGAGGCGCTTAAACGTCTCGCGGGCCTCAGCCCACAGCAAAAGGAGGTCAGTTTTTATCGCTTTCACGTCGACTTTCGACACCTCCACGGGAAGCCAGCGGCGGTTACCGGTCTTGTCAGCAAGGAATTCATCCTCGTTGGTGGTACCGACGAACACCAGGCGACGCGGGAACTGGGTAGCGAACTCGCGGTATTTAGGGATCCAGTTCTCATGCGTGCGCGTCACGAATGCCTTGATGGACTCCAGCTCTTTGGTATTGAGGCCGCGCAGCTCGCCAATCTCCGCCACCAGTCGTCCGCGCATCTTGCGTGCGAGGTCGTCGTCTTTCTCAGCGAATGATATCTCGGTGAAGAACGCCGGGTCGGGGCTCAGCGCTTCCACGCCGGAGGACTTCCCGCATCCCTGCGGACCGACGAGGATCGGCACCATATCGGCTTTAACGCCGGGCTCCAGCACCCTGCCTGCCAGCGCCGTCCACATGTACATGGACACCGCGCGGGTGTATGGCGTGTCGGCGGTACCGAAGTGCGTATGGTAGAAAGTTTCGATGCGCGGCACACCGTCCCACTCCAGCCCGTTCAGCCAGGTGGTCGCCGAGTCGAACGGCTGTTCGTCAGCGGCCAGCAGCACCACGTCGCGGATGAGTTCGCGCCCCACAGGTTTAAAGCCGCGCTTTTCCATCGTGATGCGCAGGCGCGCATAGTCCGCATCGGTGAACGCCTGCCACTGGCCGGAGCCTGCCGGGGCGAACATGATTTCGTCGCGGAACTGGTCGAAGCGAATATCGATGTCCACGAAGTCAGGACGCACAACTGCTTTGGCCGCGTTGCTGATGGTGGCCTCGATGCGGCCCCACTTATCGCGTTCGAACGCCGGCAGCGGTAATGGCTCGGCCACTTCGGTGCTGGTCAGGTCTTCGAAATCGTCGTTGCGGATCCCTATGGCATTAAGGAAATCGCCGTCGTCGCGGTGCGCGCAACTGGCGTGCAGGCATTTGAAATGCCCCTGTTCAAAGCCCGCGGTCCCGCCCGGGAAGTAAACCGTACTGGTCGGGTCGCCACCGGAGCTGTGGCCATCCTCAAACGGGCAGCGGATGTATCGCTCGCCGTTCGCGCCATCCAGCAGCGTCCAGCCGTTGGCGTCGAGGTATTCGGCTGTATCATCCGTGGCGCCGGGCGTGAAGGTTGAGCGGTCGCGCATCTTCGTGCTGCCCGCTTCGGTGGTGACCGACACAGGCAGCTGCTCAGCAAGGCGCTGCCACAGCGTTTCGAGCTGGTCAGCAGTTATGACCGGGGGCTCGTCCGGCAGCCCACCGTCCCATTCAATACGCGCGCCGCTGCTGTGTGTACCGCAGGCAACGAACTGTTGCCCGTTCGCCAGCAGTTCAATGATGCCCATATCGCCCGCCAGACGGTGGATGCGCTTACGGAAATCACCCTCTACAGCCAGCAGGTACAGGCATTTGTTGCTGTTGGCGCGCCAGCGACGCGGCGGCAGCTCACCAAGCAGCTGCACCAGCGTTTTGCGAATATCGGTCTGAATATCTTCGTCTTCGCTATCGCAATCCAGCGCCAGCCAGCCATGACCGGTACGCACGCAGATGCCGTAATCCGGTTCGTTCGACCAGCGGGCAAAGTCACGCTCGGTTACTACGTGCTCGGTCCAGTCCTTGATCCCGGTAGCCAATCGATCGCGGTTATACAGGCTTGGCGTTTTGCCAAGCATTTTGAGTTTGCTATTCGGGGATATGGTCGCGCCCGGGTTGCACACGACCGGCAGCAGCTGGTCAGTACGCCCCAGCACCAGATCGAAGTGGAACCATTCGTCAGGCGTTGCCCCCCAGATCTTTTTCTCTGGCATGGGTTACGCCTTTTTCTCGTTTTGTGAGCCGTGCAGCAGCCAGTTGGGGTCGCAATCAAGCGCAACGGATAATTCAAGAAGATAGCGAGGGCGGGAGATTACACCGCTTTCAATCCTATTAATGGCCTGCTGACTAACCCCTGTTAGCTCAGCCAGCGTGACCTGCGTCATTTTGAGCTCTTTACGTCGCTCTTTTAATCGGGTAGCCAGAGTCATAGTTATCACCTCATACAATTTTAGTGGTATTTAGCAACAACTAATGATGTTTGTCAAATACAACAAAAATTGTATTTAATAATAGGGGCTCATAATTTCAACTCCTATAAGGTATTAAAAATGTCTCTCGCAGCACGCTTCAAATCCCGCCGTATGGAACTCGGAATGACACAAACAGAAGTCGCAAACTCTGCGGGAGTTAGCCAGCAATCAATTGAGTCTATAGAAAGCGGACGCACCCGAAAGCCACGTAACCTTCTCGATCTGGCTAAGGCTTTGAAGTGCAGTCCGGACTGGCTTTTGAATGGCAAAAACATTATGCCCCTGGCAGAGATAAGCACCCGCCGCATCCCGGTACTTAGCTATGTACAAGCTGGCGAACTCACAGAAGTAAGGGACGTAACAGACCTTACTGGTGACTTCGAATACGTTCTGGCGGATTCGGACGTCCCGGAAACATGCTTTGCATTGCGCATAGATGGTGACAGCATGCAGCCTGAATTTAAGGAAGGGGATATCGTTATCATCGACCCAGATCTATGCCCTACCCCAGGAGAATTCGTGGTTGCTAAGAACGGCGGCCATGAGGCCACATTCAAAAAATACCGCCCGTTGGGAATAGGTGTTGATGACTTCGAATTGGTTCCACTTAACCCAGACTATCCTGTTTTGCGCAGTGCTGACATGAAGTTACAGATCATTGGTGTCATGATTGAGCACCGCATTTACCGCCGTAAACGCTAAAACCCCGCCTCCGCTGGAGGGCTCCGCTGCCCTCCTCACACCTATCTTGTAAAATCTTACAAACTAAATTCATTTAAATATCAATAACGTGGTATTTTTGCGCCCATAAATACCACATTTGTGGTTTACACAATACAACTCAAATTGTAGATTTAACCCCAAGAAGTAATCGCTCTTTAACAAACAGAACCGCGTGACAGGTAAGCCGCAGTGCTCCTGGCAAAACGAAATGGCACCCGATGGGATCGAGGTAAGCGCCGAGTCCGTATGCGTACGGTAAGCGTAGAGGACCGCACCGCGACGAGCTGATAAGTCACGCAAGTTGAAACGCCCCGATGATGGGGCGGAGTGAACTTATCAAGCGTCTGTCAGGCGCTTCATTAAGTCCATTGCATTGATGTGTGTAGTCTTTGCCCCTCGCAAGAGGGGCTCTTTTTTGGAGCACTACCGATGAAACCTGAACACCTCCACCGGCTGACGGGGCGCGACGTGCTCCGCTGGCGCCGTAAACATTTCGACATTATCACCGGTCTGGCCCTCGCTACTGCGTTCGGCCTGGCTATTACCTTCATTCTCCTTGTAGCGAGGACCGCAGTATGAGCTTAGAAACCAGTCTCGAACTTAACAACCAACTGCTGACGCAGCATAACGCCCTACTTGAACGCCTTATCACTGCCCTGGCCTCAGGTGTCGCTCTTCGTCCGGACACTGTTGCGCAGGTGCAGGAATATCGCGAAACGGTACCGGAAACCAAAGCGGAAAATACCGCTATCCGTAAGGTTACGTTGGACGATCTGGAGTTCAGCGACATTATCGCCCTGGCTGCATTCTACCCGGCCCCGCAGGAGCTCAGCGAAACGATGGTCCAGCGCGTTTTTGATTACCGCGACGCCGAAGGCGATAAACGCGTTGTGCAGATCGACGCACTGGACAGCGCCCTGCAGGGTGTTAAACGCGCAGGTCATCTTAACAAGCCAGCATTACTTGACCTGTCGCGTAACATCCTGCGCTTCTGGGATGATTTACCAACCATCGCGGCACGCCGTGACTTTGCCGAGCGCTTACTGGACGCACCAGCCGACAGCCGTCATGAAGTGAAGCCGAAAACCAGCGGTAAGGATGAAGAACGCACCGGGCCCTTCTACTGCAAGAATGTCGATGGCTCCGCCGCCAGCGAGCTTCACACCTTACGCAAGCTGAATGAACTGCTTAAAAAGGGCCATATCGAAATCACCAAAGTTGAGTACCTCCAGCTGCAGGAAGATTTCGCACGTAAAAACGCGGCAAAAGGCGGTACCGAAACGGGTGATGATGCCGGGGATAATGCTGGCGAACAGGCCGATTTTGCAGCGCTGCGTAAACAGGCCGAAGGAATGATCCTCCAGCTGGCGAAAGGTGGTTACCGTGCCGAAGCGGTAGCGATTCTGGAAAAACAGGGTGCCAAAAAGCTCGGCGAAGTTGCTGACGAGAACCTCGCAGACGTGATCGCTCAGGCTGAAAAAGCGCTGGAGGGTTAATTATGCCAGACGTTCATGCACGACTTTCCCCGTCTTCAGCGCATCGGTGGATGCGCTGCCCCGGTAGTCTGGCACTGGAAGCTACTCAGCCAGACAAAGAAACGTCTTTTGCGCTTGAAGGTACCGCAGCGCATGCACTTGCCGAAAAGGTGCTGCGCAACCGCCAGAATCACCCGGAGCACTATGCAGGTTGCAACGTCGCGATGTTCCTCGGCTCCTATCCTCTTGCTGAACACCCGGATGATACTTCCGGCCCGCAGGTAGATGAGGAAATGGTCGAAGCCGTTGGCCGTTACGTCGACACCGTCTGGGCGCTGTCGCAGGGCAATGAACTGCTGGTCGAGCAGCGTGTCGACTTCTCCCATATCGTGGGCGTAGAAGAGTCCTTTGGTACCGCCGACGGCGTAATCATCGCGGGCAACGAGCTGCAGATCCACGACCTGAAATACGGTAAGGGTGTGCGCGTCGATGCCGAGCAGAACGAGCAGCTGCAGCTGTATGCCCTGGGCGCGCTCGAACAGTTCAGCATGCTGTACGACTTCGAGACGGTGCGCCTGTTCATCCACCAGCCGCGGCTTAACCACGTTTCAGAGTGGGCCCTGACGGTGGAAGAGCTCCAGGCGTTCGGCGAACGGGCGCAGGAAGCGGCAGCCAGTGTGATCGTGATGTTCAACATCGCCGATTGCGAAGGGGTCGAAACCCTGCCGCTGGAAAACTTCACACCGGGCGAAAAACAATGCCGGTTCTGCAAGGCAAAAGGTGGTCTGTGTACCGCTGAGGCGCAGGCCAGACTTAACGATGTGAAAGACGATTTTGTCGACCTGACCCAGCCAGTGGGCGAGCAACTCGCAGAGGCCGTTAAACGCGTGCCTTTTCTGACTGCCGAACAGCTGGCTGATATTTACAGCCAGGTTGGCCTGATTGAGTCTTTTTGCAAAGCGGTCTGCGACCGGGTGAACAGTGAGCTGAACGCCGGGCATCCGGTACCGGGCTTTAAGCTGGTTACTGGCAAACAGGGTAACCGCGCCTGGAGCGATGAAGAAGCCGCCCGTGCGCTGCTGAAAGACCAGTTCCGCTATAAAACTGAGGAGGTCTTCGACCTTAAGCTGATTAGCCCGACCAAAGCCGAGAAGCTCATCAAAAAGGCCAGCCCTCGCCGCTGGACGAAAGTCGAAGCGCTGATCACCCGCGCTGACGGTAAGCCTACCGTCGCCCCCGAATCCGACCCGCGCCCGGCGCTTAATATCAACCCTGTTAACGATTTCGACGACGTGTCCGACGACGCGCTCGCCGCTGACCTCATCTGATTAAGGAAATACCAATGAAAATTAAACTCAACAACGTCCGCCTGGCCTTCCCTGCTCTGTTCGAAGCAAAAACCGTGAACGGCGAAGGCGACCCGCGCTTCTCTGCTGTTTTCCTGATGGATCCGAAACATCCGCAGTTGGACGAAGTCCGCAAAGCGCTGAAACAGGTAGCGAAGGAAAAGTGGGGCGAGAAGTGGGAAACCATTTACGGCCAGCTGGAGAAAAAACTCAACCTCTGCCTGCACGACGGTGACGAAAAAGCCGAATACGAAGGCTTCCCGGGCAACTTCTTCCTGAACGCTGCCAACAAAGCACGTCCGGCAGTCATTGATCGCGACCGTTCTCCACTCATCCAGGCTGATGGCCGTCCTTACGCCGGTTGCTATGTCAACGCGGTGATCGACATCTGGGCGCAGGACAACAACTTCGGCAAACGTGTTAACGCATCGCTGGGTGGCGTCCAGTTCCTGCGAGACGGTGACGCGTTCGCTGGCGGCGGTGTGGCCGCGCCGGACGACTTCGACGATATCAGCGAAGGTGCTGACGCGGGCGAGCTGATTTAGGTTCATCGCAAACACGCCATTCTAAGTTTATGGGTGGCGTGTTCTTATTAATTAGCGAGTGGACTCAACATCGGGGGGCTGTTCCTGCTCTATGGGCTGTGCCTCCACTTCTTTTTGCTTTATAAAACTCAGAGCCTGCTCATAAAATTCATCCGAACGCTTTTCAAGAAAACCATTATATTCATCCAACTTAAAATATTTAAACATCTTAACGGCG